TTATGTTTCCAAGATATTCCAAGATATATAATGGCACAAATGCTTTTTGCTGTCAATGGAGCAGGCCATATTTCAGACTTTTTCTATCCAGTATTTACCTGATTTTGATTTCTGATACTTTTCTGATTTTGGAATTTTTAAGAATTTTTGAATTTTAAAAGAAATGAAAAAATTGCTTGACACTTGTGACAAAATCCAGTAGAATTAATGACTGTAAGCAGTGCTGAAATAGCTCAGTTGGTAGAGCACTTCACTCGTAATGAAGGGGTCGAGGGTTCAAGTCCCTTTTTCAGCTTAGCGGAAAAGATAGCTGAAATCCAGTATTTATGCAGGGTTTCAGCTATCTTTGTATTTACATCATTTATTTTTATTCAGCTGTTTTATGATTTGGTTCACATATGTACTTAAACCGGCAACGAGAACGCCTTGCGTAACTGCGGTAAATACTGCCAATGCAATTTTCTGGCTGCTATTGCATTGGCATGTAGCGAAAATATAAACCGCACTGATTATAATTCCCATCCCCCAAGCAATAATGGAATGTACTTATCCTTTACTGTCTGGGCTTGTTTTAACCACATGCCAATGAAATAAAGAACAATTGCTATCACCAGAAGTTCGGGTTTTACATAATCCATAATCTGATTCACACCTATGCCTCCATGACTGCGCCTGCTTTTTATTTATTTTATGCGAATGGTTTGGTTTAAAATGTCTTTTTAATTTGACTTTTCACACCCTTTGGGGCCTGCTGCATATACTAAACCAATGAAAAAATCCGAGGTTTTCCTATGTATTTACCTCCCCTGAAAACAGCACAGACCCAGCAGACCGATGAAGGCAAGCTTCGCCTCTATGTAATATCCGCTCTGAAAAATCAGCCTGTCGAGGATGCTACCGTTACCATTTCCTACTCCGGAGAGCCGGATTCCGTCATTGAAGAAGTAAAAACAGATGCAAGCGGCATGATTCCGGAAATCACGCTGCCCGCACCCCCTCTGGAATACAGTATGGCTCCCTCCGAATACCAGCCCTATGCGGAATATACCTTTCGCATTTCCAGAGAAGGATTTGAAGATTTGGACATATCCGGCGCGGAAATCCTGCCGGATGCCACGGCCATTCAAAGAGCCGTCATGAATCCTTCTACGCCTCAAAATACCTTTGAAGACATTGTCATTCCTGCGCATACACTCTACGGGGAATACCCGCCCAAAATCCCGGAAGACGAAATCAAACCTATGGATACCTCCGGCGAAATCGTCTTAAACCGGGTAGTCATTCCTGAATATGTGGTAGTTCATGATGGAGTCCCTACCAATCCCTCCGCCAAAGATTATTATGTGCGCTACCGGGATTATATCAAGAATGTGGCCAGCAGTGAAATCTACGCCACTTGGCCGGCGGATACTATCCGAGCCAATGTTCTGGCTATTATGTCTTTTACACTAAATCGCGTGTATACAGAGTGGTACCGGAACAAAGGCTACGATTTCACCATCACTTCTTCCACTGCCTTTGACCACAAATGGATGTACGGGCGCAATATTTTTGAAAGCATTTCCCAAATCGTAGACGAACTTTTCGACAACTATCTGTCTCGCCCTGGCGTACGGCAGCCCATTCTCACCCAATACTGTGACGGAGAACGGGTCCAATGTCCAAATTGGATGACCTTATTGTAAGAACATAGAAATAATGAAGAAGATGATACAATATTAATCCCCGGCTGGCCGCCGGGGATTCTTTTTATTTTACCCTTAATTTCTGTCCCGCATAAATCTTACTCGGATTTGCAATGCCGTTAAGCTGTGCCAGCTGCTGGTAAGTGGTTCCGTACTTGGCAGCAATACCGGAAAGGGTATCTCCGGATTTTACCGTGTAATACTGTGCCGCCTGGTACTGTCCACGGATATCTCCGTCATTGACCCAACAAAGACCATCGTCCAGCAGGTACGGATTCTTCGCGCCGGACTGAATCTTCGTAATTACGCCGTGGTTCTTTGCCATTTTAGACGCCGGGATAGCTTTACTGTTCGGGTCTGTACTGGAAGAATAGCAGGTACTAAATACTACATGCTCTCCCACCTTATGTTTGTAAGTTGGCGCTGTTGGTTTTAGTGGTTCCGGCTTCGGTGCTGGTGTACTTCCTAAAATTTCCGCCGGATAGTCTCTATAGCAGATGTTTACATCTACGTTACCGGATACCCCTGGAATAGAACCTTTGGAACTGTACTGCCAAATGTCCTCTCCGAAGTTTGGCTTGTAAGAGGCATGCTGCTGGCCGTCGTTGCTGCCGTATCCGGCACCCCAGCGGACAAACCGGTCTAACTGGCCTTTAATAACCCGGTTATGCCAATCTTTATTGTAATATACACCAGTATCCGGCTGCCTCGATAATGTCTCCGAAGGCTTTTGCACAGGCAACAGCCGCACTCTCCGTTCCCGGCTCTTCGATGTCGAAATATACCGGATAGGCCAGCTTTCTGCCTTTAATTAACCGTAGTACATGCTGGGCTTCGCTCTTTGCACGGTCTGTATTTGTCGCATAGGAGTAGAGATACACGCCATAAGGGATTCCCAAACGTTCGCATTCTGCCACGTTCCTTGCCCACTGTTTATCGTCCTGTTTTGTCATGTCCATACCGTATCCGCAGCGGATAATAGCCCCGGCAATATGGTTCTTTGCTGTTTCCCAGTCAACAGTTCCGTTATGTTCGCTTACATCAATTAATAATTTTTCCATAGTATTTTCCTTTCTGCCGGATGTTGCGCCGGCGCAACTTATTTACTCTCTACTTCCGGGATACCTGCTACAGAGTTGGCAATAGATAAGATACCGGACAGCACAGAGGCAGATACTACCACTTTCCAATCTACTGCACTTAATACTGCCGCCGTACCTACGGTTGCCACAAAGGTCTGTGCCATGGTCTTTACGGCTCTTACCCCAGCCGCTTTAAACCACTCTTTTGTATCCACGTTTGCTTTTAATACACAATTCTTTAACATGCAATCCTCTCCTTTACTTAAAAATCATTGTCGCTACTGCCCCGGCAGCGGCTGCCACCAGTGCCAGTACAACAGATTCCCACCGCTTTGCTGGCTTTCCTTCCAGTTCTGCTACTTTTGCGGTAAGCTGTGCAAGATTCTGGTTCATAAAACCTACTTCTTTTGTTAATCCAACCATTTCCTGCGCCAGCTGGTGGACTACGTTTACCACCCTTTCTACGTTGTCCATGCGGTGTTTTAAGGAACCAATTTCCTTCTTTACTTCCGCAAGGGCTACCGCTGTTTCCTGTTCGTCCATGCTACACCTCTTTCTATGTATTATTTCTTTTTTGCTATTTTGGTCTTGCCCGTATCTCCATGCGCTTACCTCCTATCTTTTAATCTGGAGGCAGCACATAATTACAACTCCCAGCGTTGCTCCTGCAGCAAATGCCAGTACATATCCCATTACGCTACCTCACTTTCTGGTTCTGCATACGTTTCTTCTGCCAGAAGTACAAGCTTTGCGTATTCCTCTTCGGAGATTCTGGACATTGCAAAATAGACGTCCAGTTTGGCAACGGCTTCGTCTTTAGTTTTGTAAAATTTCTTTTCAATCAGATTTGTCATTAATTTTACAATAACTGTACTATTCATAGTTCATTTCCTCCATATTTTCCAAAATATTGTTTGTGTCATTTTCTATCATGGCCGCCTGGGTGGATAACGGCATTAAAGAGAGCAGGTTTGCTGTTTTCTGTGTATTTGCCGTTACAAGTTCTTTTATTTTTTTATCTGTATACAGCTTTGTATCTGCCACATAATCCAGTTGCATATCTGCATTTGCATTATTGGTTACTACTGTAGTTGGATAGTAGGTGTGTAGGGCTTTAAATTTCTGTTGGGTTTCTTCGGGGAGTGGCTCAAATACCGGAACATTTAACTGTGCCACAAAATACAATGGATGTGTTTCCAGATATTTAAGCACCGCCGCATTGTTTTCTTCTATCGTAGTCTCCGCCGCTAAACCGAGCCGCTCACGGGAAATCCGGAAATCAATTCCCTGTTCTGTCATCCCCGCACATTCTTCGTCTTTATTCCAGACATAACCATTCTTAAATTCTTTGGCTAAAATAGCGCCGTTTTTCTTTAATGTTTTATCGGCTACCCGGGTAATAATTGTATTTTTCTCCACTGCACCATAGCTAGATAATCGGTTATCCAATTCGCTGTTTTTATCGATTGTTTTTTCGGTCAGATTTTTTTTACTCCAATAACTCCGCCCTGTTCACAGATTTCGTCACAAACCCACTGCCGTCCTGTGCTATCGGTGTAATTACCGCCGGATGTTACTGGAATGCCCGGGAGGCCGTCTGGTGTCTGGATTGCAAGAGATTGTTCGGCATAGGGCTCGTATGGCAGTGGTGTATCTCCCAGATTAAACATAATGTCGTAAAACTCTGCGCTCATTGAGTTGTTGTTTATATCGAATCGGAAATACATTTTATCCCCGTCTTCTATATCTACTGTTCGATTGCCCGCATTTCCAGTGCTCTGGTATACAGTGCCACTCTTCTTTTCTACAATCAAATACATTTCAACTGTGTTTTCTCCATTCGTTCCGCCGTAAGGTTTATTACTCTTAAAAGACAGCGTGTATTTTCCCGGCGGAAGAGATAATTTATCTGCTTCTTTGTTTAAGAAAAATACCATGTCTTCTTTACCCGTAGTGCCTTTACCAGTAAACGAGATTCTATCTCCGTTTAACGTAATCTGTTTTGCAGAATTGTTAATCTCATATTTTTTAAATTTGTCTATGGGGAACAAATTTCCGGTGATTACATTTGCGTTTATTTCTCCATTTTCTGCATTGGTTTTTATCTCCTGCGGATAATCTGGAGACGGGGAGGGTTTGCCGCCAGTGAAGGGTTCGTAGGGTTTCGCAGTATCTCCGGCATTAAGCATATACCAATATTTATTAAAAGTAATAAGCTTGTTGGTATTTGAGTCGTTTCTATACGCGATAGTCATATATCCATCTTTAGACGGAAAAGTCCTGCTTCGGCCGCTATACACGCCATTAGAGTTACTGGTTATTTCAGAACCTAGTGCTTTTACATTACCGCTTACAAGCATAATATACGCACTTTGGTCTGTAGGACTTTTGGGTATATTAGAGGATAGTGTAAAATTTCCTTCTCCAACTGCGAAATTGAGATACTTAAAACCTCGGCTATCGTTTTGCTCTATTTGTGACTCATCAAGCAACTGCGCTCCAGTAGTGGTAATCTGTTCGGACTTCCCGAAGATTTTAAACTCCTCCATAAACGCCTCTGCGCTGTCGGCAATCTGTACCACACTACCTTTTACCGTCTCTACAATAGCCCCTGCTTTACTCTGCCGCAGGTCTGCAATGTCCTTTTTATTGGTCTGTATCTGTTCCCGGTCTGCGATAATCTCCTGGGCGGCGGCCTGGACAGCCTGTACCTGTTTTTCTCCCTCTGCGGTTACCTTCCCGGTCTGTGTTGCACCCTCTGCCTGTATCGTCTTTACAGCTTCTGTTTTTGCTGTCTCTACTGCTCCTGTAGCTGTTCTCTGTGCAGTCTGGATATCTCGCACGGCAGTTTCTCCGGCAGTCTGCACCCGGTCTGTCTGGGTCTGTCCGGCGTTGTTTACATCTGCAAGTGCCTGCTGTGCAGTTAAAATAAATTCCTGTGCAGTCTTATCTACACTGTCCTTGTTTTCCTGTACCTGTGTGCTTAATTCCTCCACAGCTTCTTTGGCTTTCTGTACGGCTGCTCTATCCTCTGCCGTTTTCCCTGCTGCCGTCTGTGCTGCGGTGCTGGCGTTTTCGGCTGCCTGCTTATGTATTTCTCCCTGTTCTGCGGATGTTTCCGCCCGCGTAGCTGCTTCCTGTGCGTTTTTAGATAATTCCTCTACTTTGGCCACTTGCTCGTCTATCCCGGACACGGATTCTACCAGACGTTCTACTTCTTTTCTGTCTTCTGCCGTCTTCCGGGAATCTTCCTGGGCTTGTCCAGCGTAATACCTGGCATTATCCTCCGCTCTCTCCGGCAGATCTTCCCGGCCATGTGCCCAGCCTTCTGCCTGCTTTTCGGATTCTGCCGCCTGCTCTGCTGCCTCCCGGACGGCCTGCACCGCCTCGCGGAAAATGTCCGGGTTATCTGTGCCGCCTGGAACTTCTGGTTTCGGTCTGGCCGTTACCCCTAAAGTAATCCGGTATTCCGTCTGGCCGCTGGTGGCATCTGTTAAAAATACAAATGCGTAGATGCTATAATCTTTAGTGCCGTCGTTGTTTTCTAACATGCTGTCCGGGATAACCACATCTGTAACCCCGTCTTTGGTAATCCCTATACGGGGTACGGACGTACCGCCTGTTGGCTGCAATGCAAAGTCGATTTCCACCGCCGCCGGAAGGTTTAAACCCTGGATGCGCAGGACTTGTCCGTAATCATACTGGCTTAGGGCGCTATACTTACTTGCGCTGGTGTCTCTTGGATTAAATACCACTGTTACCATTTTCTCACCTTATTCTTTCTGCAACGCTGCTTCGACTTTTTCTCTCCATCTTTCCGGTACATTGTCGGTGGTAATTGTCCCGTCTTTAATTTTCATGATATAAAAAGCTACCATTATACTTCGCCTCCTACCAATCCGGCTAAATCCAGAATTGCTCCGTCCCGGACTACCTGCTGCGCTTTAATTTCATCGACTTCTTTTTCCAGTTCTGTTTTCTCCCGAATTCCGAATACCGCAATTACTTTCTTTTCCTGTGTGTAGTCCACAGATTTAAACAGCGGCGTTTCCAGCTTCATGTTTGTGTATTCTCCGGTCAGCTGCTCTTCGCTTTTGTACTGCACGGTATCCAGGTTCCCTTCCTTTGTAATGGCTTCTGCTACTGTTTTTAAATCTGCAAAATCTGGTACAATTACTGTGGTTTCTCCCAGGCTTGCTCCTGGTAAAATTTCAATTTCTGTATTATCTTTTAATACAATTTTTTCCATAGTTTTTTCCTTTCTTTTAAATTACAATTTTAAGTTACTTTTTGGTAAATGATTGTTTGCCTGTAAAATCCAATTCACAAAACTCCACTTTAATGAATAAAATCGTTTTAGGTTCCGATAAAAATACAACACTTATAGTAACCGACCAAACACTTAAATTCGTAGGTGGAGCAGCAACCGTAAATCTCAATACCATATCTTCGGCGTACCAAAAAACGGCTGGTGACGTTATTGCTCAATTAAAGTCCGCAAGTGCAGCGGTAATAACGAGCGCGAATGTATCTAAAAATATCGCAACTATAAAATGTAGTAATTTATCCGGCACACCGTACGAAGGGGAAATTGCCATTACGTTACTAATATTTATGAGTTAAATTTAATTTAGTGTGTCCAAGCTTTCCACGTTCCATTATCTTTAACACGGCTATATACACCTGTGTTATCGAATGGAATAGCTATAATTGCCATGTAATTAATGGAGGTCCTAATAATAATTGCTGCCCCTGATGCATTTGTGGGGGCTGCATTAATAGATTCGCCAGTGCTGCTATATCCACGATATCGAATTATAGTAAACGAATTATCTCGAAGGGTTTCTGCGTATGTTAATATATTTGCATCATAGTCCCCTGCATTATATATTTTACCGTTCGTTAAAGTGGAGTTTAGCGCATCAATTTCATCCTTAAGTTTTTTCCCCATTAGGGCATCTAAAACTTTTCCTGTTACTGTAGTGGTTAAATTTCCTACAATATCCTGTTCTGTTAAAATTTTCGTCCAGCCGTCATTATTGTTTGTGTTGGCATCTGTCTTAAACCTGTATATTTTATTCATGTTGCTACTATCAGAAATTATAGCATTGTTATAAGATAAGGAATTTCCTGTGTTTACATCAATAATGCCATACTTTACAGGCGCATCCGTTACATACTCATTTCCGTCATCTTTGTTATTTGTAAAAGATACATGGATATTTCGAGGTAGTGCAAGTAACAACTCGGCAGCTGTGTATGGCTTAGTTTTTATTCCAAAGGCCTTGCATACATCAGCGAGCGTATCGTAAGCCTTTATCGTTCCTATCTCGCCGCGTACTTCAGCGCACTCACGCACAATATCTCTTGCGTTTTTTACATAATTACTTTTATTTGCCCCTTCCACAAGCATAACCTCTTCAAAGGTTGCACTATCTCCAGGTTTCCCTCCATAATTCGAAGATGCTGTGCCAATAAACAAAACTCTTATCTGGTCATTGTTCCCTGTATCAAAAGTAAACGCCCCGTTTAATTCGCTATAATGAGAACTTACAATTACAGAATTGTCTTTTCCGTTTACCCAAATACCGCCTCCTTTTTCCCCTGTCCTTGTAGATTTCCATGAAACCGTATACTGCGTATCTGTTTTGACTTTTACAATAATATAAACATACGAATGCCCTGTCTCTTCTGGTTCAGTATCATTTATAACCAGTTTTCCTTTTTCATAAACCCAATTTGCCCGAACTCCTTTTACAGTGTCATACATATACTCTGGTATCCAGTTCGTCTGTGCCATTTCTTCAATTTTATTTCCACTATAGGTGGTCACGTCCGAGGGCTGCCTATCATTAATGCCAACTTTACTCTGTATGTTTTCAACTGCTTTATTCGCATTATCTGCGGCTTTATTTGCGCTATCCGTTGCCTTATTTGCATTTGTAGTCGCCGTATTCGCTTTTGTCGCTGCGCTTTTGGCAGATGTTATGGCAGCGTCCGCCTCTTTTATTTTCTTATCTACACCGGCTGTAAGCGTTCCCTGTATCTCTTCTGTTGCATTATCGATATCTTCCTGCATATCTTCGTAGGTAGACAGTCTTTTCGGTTCTCCTGCTTCAAAAGCTATGTATACAGCCCGTCCATCTTTGCTATTCGGGTCCCCGGATTCCACAATTTGGAATTCACGGGGCAGCGTTTTTGTTTTATCAAATTTGCTGTATGGGCCGCCTCGCTGCCGCTGCCGCGTTTTTTTAATTGCCATTCTTATTCACCTTCCGTCACGGTTACATTTTCCATAGCTGCCTGTCTCAGTGTTTTGAACGCATTTTCCAAGTCGTCTCGTCCGTCCGGTATAATAAACTGTTTACGGACATTCTGCTTTACCGGAATACCGTTATCATCAATTTCTGAGTATGTATATGACACCACAGTTCCATCACCGCTTGGAAAAATTGTAACGCTAGAAATTCTACGCATAATATTGCCTCCTTAAATCATTTATGTAATTCATATAAAAGCTATATCCTTCTCCTGCATAGTTGTTATGCTGGATTTCTTCATAAAACTTTGCCGCATTAAGCGCATAATCAATATCTTTTCTTTCATCGGACTCAACTTCAACCCTATCCAGTCTCCGGGCTTCAAATCCTCTCTGTATCCCTTTTAATTCCCATGCAAATTTCAAACCAGGAGTGCCCTTAACGGTGAAAAAAAGTGCTTCTTTTTCTTCCACCCATATATCGCCTTTTCCTTCCTTTTGAAGAAAAACCTGGTATTCGCACTCTGTATTGATTGTTTCAAGGAATACATCCTCAATGTATATTCTGCACATTCCATTTGTGTCCAGATATCCTTGTCCTATATCCCCGAAATATGGAGATGAGGTTTCGTAACAATGTTGTACTCTATCTCCGAAATTTTTAGTGCTTGCTACTTTTGCTTTTGTTCCTCCACTGTAAACAAAAAAATTCTGCGACCAGATTGCGTCTGAGGCTTTTACCCACTTCGTGTCAAATGAAATAATTTTTGCACTGTTAGCGTCCATTGTCGAACATCCTACATGAAGTCCAACAGTTAAATTTCTCATCATTTCAGCATCACCAGTGCTCTTAAGACCATAGGTTTGTAATTTTGTAGCACTAACATAATCCAAATCATCTGAGATATAAAACATATCTTTTTGGTTATATTTAACTCTAAAGTATCCTCCCGAAATGGTTGTCTCATTATTATTTTGGGCAGATATAACCTGCATTGCGGGTCGAGCAACAGAACCACTTTTATCTTTTAATTTTAAAGTAAGATAATCCCATACACCCCGAACTTCCCCATCGCTGTCCAAAACCTGGAGCGTTCCATGCTTATTATCTTTCCCGCCCAACGTCAGCGTACCGCCGTAAATTCTATCTGCGCTCATATCACCGGAATTAATCCAGTCCGCATTTATTCCAATGGCATTTAAAATTTTTGCTATCAGTGTACCGTCCACAGTTAATCCGGCGTTCCAGGTCTTTCCTCCGTCTGTAGATACTGCCATAGCCTCTGCTGTCATTTTACAAACAATTTTCGACTGTTCTTTTGTGGGTTTATCGTGCATATAGTAGATAGAGCTGCCGTCAGACTGTTTTTCTTCTGTCATATATAGGCCAGAGGAGTTTTCAAGCCTGCCGCTCAAATCTTCCATGGCTTTTTCCCATTCTGTTTTCTGCTTGCTCAGTTCCTCTCTGGCTTTTCTATAAGCTGCGCCTGCCTGGGAAAAACAGTCTGCATTGTTTCTGGCAGGACTTTCTGTGCTGTTGGAAAACGTTGTCGTTGACATATATTCAAACTCTATATCCGTCAGAAACGTTTCGTATACATTGTTTTTTGTATCAACAACATAAGCCGGGTCCATGAATTCAGCGGTAGGATATGCCGTGTGTGTGGCTGTAAACGGCCGCACTTCAATTCCTACTATCCACTTCCCTATCAGCCCCAATGCTTCTTGTTCCTTGCCGGATATCAGCGGATTGTCAATACTCAGAACATATCCCTCTTTCCCATAAAGGTATTCCAGTTCCTGCTCTTCCCCATTTACAACTTTCTTGTATGTAGTAGACAATCCAGTAATAACCACATCATCTGTACTAATCTCTGGTTCTTCCGGAAAATTTGACAGCACATGGTAGTCATCGTTATCTCCAAACTCTCCCCCAAAAATGATATCCTGTACAGTTTCCCCGAAATCTCCGCCGAATGTCGTGTCCTCAGCTGTTTCTCCAAACTCTCCGCCCGAAATATATTCCTGGCTTTCAAATATGGATAAATCGTAGGTCTTAATCAACAGTCTATTGTTCTCATCGCATACCGCATTTCCGCCCGCAATCTGGGCTATATACCCTATCACTTCTCTGCAGAGCAGGCCCTTTTCTATGCTTTCTACAATAAAATTCTGGTTCGTAAAGGACGGGCTGCCTAAAACTAAGTTGCATTGCTTACACACATCCTGTAAAATCTGCATCGTTGTAGCCGGAAAAGCAATGCTTGGGCTATATGTAATGTTGGTTTTATACATATCATTTACGGCTTCAATTTCTATTGTGTCACCGTTTGCCACAGGAGAAGTGACAGTGAAGGTACCTTCCTTAATCTGTTCTGTTGTGCCATTCGGCAATTCGGCTTCTGTGTACAGCGTAATGCGCGCATAATAGAAATCGTATTCGGAATACTGCTGCTCCGAATTATCAAGGGCAATCCTCATGGTTTTGGCTGCTGCTACACCAAGAGGGAATGAACTTGCCCCGCCGGACTCCGAGTATCCGTTTCCGTCCAGCAAAAAATCTCTTTCGGAATTAAGTTCTAACTTCTGCCCGTCTGCCAGCACAACTTTGGCATATGCGTAAAACGGTCCGCCGTTATGGATAATCTCTTTAAAATCGTAGCTTACATTCTTCATAATTCACCTATATTCTTAAGGGGTTTATGCCTGTTACCTGGAAACTTAATTCTTTTACTGTTTCCTCTCCGTCTACCAGAGAGTAAAACGATGTTTCTATGTTATTTACCATAAACGGTCCCGTTTCCCACCTGGCAGTATAAGTATTAAAGTGGTAAAATTGGAACTTTTCTTTTCCGAGAACCCTTTTCTTAATTTCTGCCGCAGCTTTGGCCGAAATATTACTCCACTTTAAATTGTAGGCCTCGACGGTGAAGAGAACTCCACCTTTCATATAGCCTTTCATGGTCCTTGTCCGGTTTGAATCAGATGTCACCGCCTCGCTTACGGAATAACCGTCTTCATCAACATCCGGCGCTTCGTAGTCATCAAACATCAAATGTCTTTGTGCCATTCTCTCCACCTCTCAATCATGCCAATTCAAAGGGATTTCTCCCTGTCTGCATTTGCATTGTCTTCGCTTCATCAATTACAATACGCATAATTTCTCGTTTGCCTACCTTTGCACTCACCTCATATTTGTTTCCGTTGCTACCTCCGGTTTCTTCTCTCACAATACGTCTTATAAGCCCCTCTGGTGCCTCTATATTGTTTCCATACTTCTGGTCTCCCAATACTGCCATAAATTCCTTATTCGGCGGAATAACGGCGCCAGACGCAAGATATGGAATGGTGGGAGGGGTTATTGTCGAAATACTAAAGCCGAAACTGTTTCCACCAAATCCCGGTACCCAGCTTGGAATTGTAAAGTGAATCCTGTTAAGCATACGGATTACCGCATTTAACCCCGATGCAATCGCACGGATTATGGTGTTTACCACACCTATAATCGTATTTAATGGCATTGTCGCAATACCTCCCAAGGTTTCAAAGATACCGGAGAAAATGTCTATTACAGACTGCCATGCACCTTTCCAATTCAGTGTAAAAACATTTTTGATGAAATTAATAATTCCACTGAAGGTATTCTTAATTCCACTCCATATATGCTCTACACTGCTCCAAAATCCCTCCAGGATGTCTCCCATAACGCCAAACTGCTCCTGGAAGTCCTGCGTAAAGATTCCACTTAGGAAATCATCGAAACTTTGTAAAATGCCTGTAATGCCATTCCAGATGTCAGAAGCCTTCTGCTTTATGGAATCCCATGTATCGCTCAAGAACTGCTTAATGCCGTTCCAAATAAGTTCTGTTGTTGCCTTTATTGCATCCCATGCGTTACTAATGGACTGTTTAACGCTGTTCCAGATAAGTTCTGTTGTTGTTTTTATTGCTTCCCATCTTAATTTTATTTGCTCTGCGAGTTCAGCGGCTGCTGCCTTTATATCGTCCCAGTGTGTTATTAAAAGGATTCCTACCGCAATAACTGCAATGATTGCCAGAGTAAGAGGGCCACCTAAAGTTGAAATTACTGCACCGATTCCCGGGATTAGTTTACCAATAACACTTATTATCTTACCGATAACACCAATCAGCCCCGCATTACCAAACAGTGTAATCAGCCCTTTCACGGCAGTTACTATTTTCATTATCAGTGGGATTATTTTTCCGGCCGCAAAAGCCCCTATTAGAGCCGCACCGACAGCCTCAATAATCCATTGGTGTTTACCCAGAAATTCAAACAATCCTGCCAAAGCATTTATAATAGCCGGAAGAGCTGTTTCTATCAGGAATTTTGCCACCGGGAGAATGATAGTGGTATAAATTTTATACAGGAAATCTCCTATAGTCTTTACAATCGGTTTAATGGATTCCAGCAGTCTTGCAATGGATTCCAGCAATGGGTAGAAGTCTAAATTTGCAGCCCAGTCAGCCGTCGCCTTTGCAATCCTTTCCACAAAATCAAGGACCGTCTGTATAATGTCCGCTATGGCCTGTATAATTCGTGTTCCGACATTGTTCGTTTCCCATGCTTCTCTCAGCTTCGTGGCAATATTCCCAATCATAATCAAAACCTGCTGTGCGATTCTGAGCATGGTAGATAACATTTGCGTTCCTGTTCCATTTGTCCATACTTCAAGAAGACTTCTGCCTACACTCTTTGCTAAATCTCCCAGGCTTGAAAGCGCATATTTTGCAGCGTCAATGGTATTTTTTCCTTCTGCCTGCCACGCTTCTTTAAATGGCTTAAAAAGACTTGCCAAAGTATCTTTTACCTTTTGCAGGATAGGAATGTCCGTAATTTCGGCTTCTTCAAAGAACGGGCCTTCTGGGATAGTTCCTCCAACGCCTCCGTTGTTCCCTCCACCATTGTTTCCACTACTGCTGCTACTTTGTTCCGTATAGCGGTTTATATCATCCAGCGGGGAAAGATAATCTTCTGCTGCTTCTGCTGCCTTTTCTGTTTCCTCCGCGGCGTCTTTTGCCCCTGTCGCTGTATCCTGCAGACTGGAAGCATAATCCTTTTGTACCGCAACTGCCTTTGTGTATGTACTTTTTCCCGACAAGAACGCAAAGAACATACTCACATAACTCGCCGCTGTAGAGAGCATATCTATAAACTTTGTTAAGATAGGCGCTATAACATCCAGGATAGGTGCAAACGCTGTAGCAAGGCTGTTCTTTAAGCGTTCCAGGCTACTCCATAACATGGATATGCTTTTATTTGTACTGCCAGAGTATTGCGCAAGATTGGTAAATCCGTCTTTAATCGCGCTCGTTGCTGCGCTTATTGCCCGGAATACAAAGCTAAACAAAAGGGATGTCCCCAACATTTTCCCAATACCAAATTGGGCGGATTTAGCAGACTTTCCGGTGTCTTTAAGGGTTTTTGAAAATTTCCGCCCCGACGTTGCCGCTCTTTTTTGAGCATTATCTGTTTTAAACAGTGATTTTTTATAATCTTCTACTTGTCCCTTAATACCAGAATATGCAGTTTTGAGACGTTCTGTCATGCTGACAAGTTTTCTCTCTTCCGCCTCTACTTTTTTCATATCTGCGGCCGCTTTTTCCGTTTTGTTGCCAAGCGTAAATGCTTTGCCAGCACTCTCTAACTCTCTTAATTCCCCTTTTGCATATTTAATCGTATTTGCCAGTTCATCAATATCGTATTGCAGGCTTTTGTATCGCTTACTATCTGCAGAACCACCTAAGTCAACAAATTTTCGCTGTGATTCAATCAGTCGATTCATTTTTTCTGTTGCCGCAGCTATGGAATACTGTATCTCTCTATATTCCTGTGTAGGAATTTTTTGATTACCATACTCGGCAACTTTTTTTCTTAATTCATCAACTTTCTCTTTTTGGGCCGCTGTCTCTCTATTCAGTTTTGCGAAAGAATCTATTTGTTTATTAAGGGCTGTCTTGGTTGTTTCCCCAAGGTCATTAACCTTTGCCGCTGCTTTCCGCAGATGATTCTCTAATTCTCTACTTCCAACCTTGGCTCCGTCTGTATCTATCTCGGTATCAATAATAATAGAGCCGTCAGCTTCTGCCATATTCTCACCTCTTCTTATTCGGCTCTGCGTCTGGCGTCTGGCTCTATATTTTTCCAAACAGCAAATCGAGGGCTTCTCTCTCTTCTTTGCTGCGTTCTACTTTCTGTTTTTTCTCAAAATCAACCAATTTCTGGTTATCTCTGTAAAAATCTTTCTCCCATTTTTCCAGTTTTTTTCCTTTGCGTTTCTTTTCCCGGATACTCACAATCGTGGAAAATGTGCTCTCCCCGACTTCCATGTATAGTCCGAAGAAAGTCCACCAGTGCATATACGCTTCCGACCGCACATCTTTATGTGCAACCTTATTAATTGCCGGGATTACAACTGGGGCGTCATGTTCCCAGTCCATAAGCCGGGGCTTCGGACTATCTCCCGGCTTTATTCCGCAATCAATAAAATCCACTGCTTTTTCTGCTGCTTCTTTCCAGTCCTTCGGTGGCATGTTCTCAAAATTCACATACAGTATCTGCAGCATGGTAAGGATTTTCTCCCATTGCTTTTCGTCTTCTGTCATGTCCGGAGATAAGATTTCCGGGTCATTCATAGCTGTCAGTACGTCCAGCACAACCCGAAAATCCGTCCGAATCGAATACTCTTTACCGCAAACATCAATGGAAGTCGGGAGTTTCCAAGCGTCCATTATCGGTGGTACTTCGTCACATATTTGTTCATGCGACGCTGTACCTTTTTACTGCGCACTTTAAATTCTTTCTCAATAGCGCTTGCAATCGCCGTGAGGACGTTTTCTACAAACAATTCCCCGGAGGCCAAAGGGGAAAACGGGGACAAAATATCGAAAAATGCTTCCTGTGCATCTGCGCCGATAAGATAGCTTACCTGTTCCACCAATTCCTTCTCCGCCGCCCGCATTGTTTCCTCTGAATTATCCGGCAACTGCAAATTGTTAAAGAATTTCGCCACTTCCTCATAGCGGTTTACAATTCCTGTATCAGACGGTCTGAAAACGAATTTCCCAAGTAACTTTCCCTGCTTATTCTTGATGTTATAGACCTTACTTCCATCGTCGATAATGATGTCGTTGTTCTGGTTGTTCCGATTTTCCATGTTTTTTTCTCCTTATCCGTGTTTGTTCAGCCTGGGATTTCCCCGGCTTTAAATTCCGGCGTTCCTGTTTTTAAAGAAGCTGCTGTAACATACCCTTTTGTACGTTTTCCGTCTTCTGAAATACTAAACGGGATATTTAATCCGGCCGTGTCGCCACCATAACTCTGTGGCTTTACAATAACTTCCTGCACAAAAGCCAGGTGGTTTTCTGCCGCTGTGTCCTCGATAATTACCTCTAACGTAAGGGTCTGGCAGGCTGCGCCCTTCTTTCTTTCCAGAGCAATATCTCTAAGCGGTTTGTACAGTTCATTATCTGTATCTGCATAAAACGGGTCTGCGTCTGTGGTAGGCTCATATCCGTTATCTTTTGTTTTTGTCTGTCCCAAGATATTCTTTGTAGTTTCCATATCCGGGTTCAGTTCTGTGGAAAGTTCTTCGATATCATCTCCGATAAGAACCCATTTCGCGCTTGCGGTTACTTTTTTAAATGTAGAATCAAGATAGAGCATAAATGCTTCACGATTTAATTTCATATGTTTTCCTTTCTGCTGCTTTGCAGCTATGTTATTTATTCCTGTAAAAAATGTTTCTGTATCTGAATACAAAGCTTATTACCCAGTTCTGTACATTGTTTTCGCTTACATAGTCCAGATACGCTGGTGCCTGCCTTACAATCTCTGTAATAGCCCTGCCGTCTGTCAGCACCGGGTATCCCGGCAGCTTATAAGTTTCACTGCCTATCTTTATCGTCTGTCTTTCCAGCCACCGCCCCAGGTTGTCCAAAAATTCTTTTATATCTATTTTTGAATTCGCCGATTCCGTCGCTGTCCGGTACACAATATAAAACGGGTAGTTACAAAGCTGATTCACTTTCCCGGTGACGGATACTTTCTCACTGGAAATGGCGGCGCCTGTAACGGGATAGAAGGCAATCCCACTCTCCTCCCCCAGGGTTGAAAACTTAATCTGTTCACCCTCCAAGAGCCCCGGATACTGATTAAGCAAATCGTTGATAGCATTGGTAATAATGTCGTAGCCGTCCACATCATATTCGAATGGCTTGCGTTTATCCGCCTCCTGCAATTCTCTTCACCCCTCGTATCCATGCTTGTCCATGGTTATTTTTTGCTGTATCGAACCAATGTGGTGTAGCTTTTGGATTGCTGTAAGTAAGGGCCTCGTCTGTCAGCTCTTTCTTTGCATCCTTTCGCGCCCAAGTCGAACCAGTTACAGAATCAACCATTACCTTTCCTCCGTATTGGAATCTGCCGTAAGGGGTATAGGCTGCGTACACTTTACCCGTACCTCGATACGCCTTACTTTGTTTTATTGTTAAATCCACAAGCATTCCGTCTCTAAGTGGCATATACGGCTTCATGCCATTCATAACTTCCCTGTCAAGATAAATCTGCGCATCCTGGTACTGCTTTTCAAACCGATTCAAATTTACATCCACTCGGATATCACCTTCGACCAGAGACCATTTAGGAAAATGAAAGGTTCTTCCTGCCATGTTATTTCCCTCCAATCTCAAAGTGTGGGATAACTTTATAAGGGCCTTTTACGTTTGTTACCAGGAATACATAATCCCTGCTTTTGTTCAGATAATCATAAAAGCCGCCGTTTGCTCTGTTTTCATAATCCGAATTTTTTACCGAGTCTTCCGTGTATTCTCCTGCCATAAAAAAATCCCCAGCCGCAAATGTAATGCTTTTTAATAAATCCCCTTGGGTTTTCCATTCTTTCGGCGGCAGCCACAGAAGTTTCCCTATCATTCGTTTCCCGGCTATTACCCTGTATTTAATATGCAAATTCGCTGTATCTGTGCTGTCCAGTCCGGTTTTAGCCGCATTGGCGGCTTTATCCATATTTAAGTCCACCTTGGACAAAATGTGAGGATACCAATATATATCCCCTGCCTCATCGACATATTTATTAAAAAATGTCACAGTATCGGTATACATTGATATCCTCCTCTCTTACCAGAATTCTTTTCCGCATTTTTCACATTTCCAGATATGGTGCGTCCGGTACCTCCCCGGAGAAACGTCATCCAAAATTGTTCTGCAACACACTGTCCTTTCGTGTTTGCAAAACAGTCTTCTAAACAGTTTTTTAAACAGCTTTTTCATAATGCCCCCACCTCCTGGAACGCTTTCATCACTTTAGGGAACTGTAAGGCAATCCAGTCAGTGATTTCTTCTGAAACGCCCCATGCGTCTTTGGTGCTGCTGTCACACCATAAACCGCTTTCGTGTAAAAACGCATGTACTATCTCATGCCTTAAGGTGTGTTTGTAGTAATCCGTTTGGTTTTTTGTGGTCTTTTCGTCTGCCTCAATCAGGGCCACAACAATCTGTTTCGTATACGGGTCCATATATCCATCCATGTTTTTCAACATCGCATCTTCGGATTCTTTCACATACAAAATCTCATATTCTGTTCCTAAAATATTTACTCTACATTCCTGCATACAACAAATATTCTCCCTTTTTATCTGTTACTCCGCATAAGTATTCTGTGGCAATCTGCCGCAACAGCATGTTCTCTACTTTTTTATCCATAGCGGCCTGCATATACACATCCGTGCTGCTCCCGGTCACTCCAGTAACATAGGTAATGCTCTCAGAACCAGAAGAAACAGAAGATACCATTTTTCCGGTTACTGTACCGTCTTCTCTCTTTATGGTCCCCACAGTTTCCATGCTGTTATTTCTAACCGTATCAATCTGGTACAGGGCGTCAGCAACCGCACAGACAGCCTTTTTAATTCTCTTTTTAGCCCGTTCATTTTCTGGGAGCCCGTCCTCCAGACGATTGTATGTAAGATTGTCTATACGGTCACTGGCCGCCTCTAAGTACCTGTAAAGAAATTCTCCAGGCACAGCGTTTCCGTAGTAATCATTTGCATAAAACCCTTCATCTGCATATGCCATAGCGTTTCTCCTTAGCCTCTGGTTTTAATCCGTGCAATCGGAATTGCCTTAATCGGGAAATATTTTGTACTGCCGGAATCGTTATTCTGTGCAAGCTGCCACTTACTTCCGTCTTCCAGTTCTGCGTCTGTAGGGGAAATAATAGAGCCTGCTTTCCAGGAAATTCCGTACGGAGAGAAAATCTTCCGCTGACGGGAGTAAAGCACATCCACTCCACCTTTTGTCTTGGGGTCTCTGTCCATTTCATACGGAACTTTTGCACCGACATTTGTGTATTCAATAGCGCCTGCGCCCATAACATAGGTTGTATAAACCGTGCCGGCCGGAAGCTGCACTACATACTCATTCGCTTTAATGTCGGAGATGTCAGCGGTTACATCGGATTTATTAATTTCCTTGTCTCCTGCTGCACCAGATTCTTTTACCAGTTTCGCACCCTCTGCGTTTTTATCCGCTCTTACATATTTTGCTTTTACGGATTCCGTCGGCATATTATCGTCGATAAGTACTGTTCTTCCGTTTACGGTAGCCAGAGTAAGGTCCCTCTCAATGCCTTCTGCGTCTGTGTACTTCATGTAAGCCAGCAGTTTTAAATTTTCAAGGTTTGTAGCAATCTGGGAATGCATAACTGCCAGACTAAACTTGCCTTTATTGTCCCCCAGCGCTTTCTGGATACCGTTATTCAACGTAACTTCCGTAAATACGTTTTTGTCCGCGTTGTTTGAAATATCATAAGTGTGCTGCTCAACAAAATCTTTGTCGCCTTTTGCAGTCATGGAGAAAATACCTTTTAACGTTGCGAGCAACGTAGCCTGGTCTACATCGTCCCAGTATTCTGCCACTTCCTCGGCTGCCGGCATGAAATCCTCTCCTGTAATATCCGTAGAGAAGTCTTTTTCCGTCCAGCCATGCGCACGCCCGATAACAATGCGTCCATGCGTGTATGTATCTCTGGAATCTGCTGTAATATCCGTATTTCCGTCGTAGTTATCAGCTTCTCCGCCGATTCTCGCCTTAATCGGAATTACAATATAGTTTCCGCCCGTCTGGTCTGGCAACATTGCGGCATATTCACTTTTTTCTACTACCGCACCAGACTTCAATAATTCGTTTCGGTTAAGGTTTCCCACGCGTTCCACGTATGCACCAAAAACCTCTCCATTAAAATTCTTTTTGTCAAATAATGGCATTTACATTCTCCTTTACATATACTGTGTAATATCCAGTCCCGGATTTTCATTTTTCATCCGCATTAAATCACCCATATTTAATTTGGTTCCCGGGTCTGTCCTTTTTCCTGTTCCGGCAGTAGTAAAACGAGCAGCATGCTCCTGGGCTCTCTGCTGTTTTTCGTCAATAAAAGCTGTGGCGTCCTTTTCTTTAATCTGTCCAATTAAGTCATTTAAGCCAAGGATTTTGCCGTCTTTCAGCTTCAGTCCAGCCTCTTTTACTTCTGCCATAATTGCTTTCTTTGCCGCTTCGGAACTAAATTTAAGTTCTTCAAACGCTGTGTTTAAGGCATCAGAAAAATCTCTTTCATAAATTTTCTGGTTGTAGTCCTGCTCTGCTGCTTCTGCTTTCTCTTTCCAGTCTGCAATCTCCGTTTTCAGACCTTCGACATCAACCCCATCGAACTTATTCAGCGTTTCTTCTGCTGCCTCTGCTTTCTCTTTCCAGTTATCCCGGTCGGAGGTCAGATTTTCATTTTCTTTCTGCAGCTTTTTAAGGTCTTTCCCGTTTTCTGCCATAACAAAGGCAATCTGTTCTTCGGTCAATCCTTTTTCTTTTAAATCTTCTGTCTTCATTTTTCTTCTCCTTATCCGCTATTAGGTTATTTATAGGTGTGTAACCGTCCACCAACGGTTTGCCGTTTTATAGGACTTGGCTTGTCCGGAATCAGGGCACCCGGAATCGAACCAGGGACTTGCTGTATGTAAGACAGGCGCTCTGCCAACTGCGCTATGCCCCAATACTGTGCACGCCGGAAATTGCATCCGCTTTTCAACCTCCGGCATATAACCGTTTCTATTAAGGACGTGCACCTTGGAAGGAGGAATCAAATATAAGAAAAGAGCCAGTGGAACATATCACACATTCCACTTGGCTCTGCGTCTGGCCTATTTGTTCTTAAATATTGTTTTTAATCCCTTATGGACTTCTGCCAAAAAAGTTTTTTTGCATTTCGGGCAGAACACAGGGAGATTCTTTGCGGTGGTATCCACCTGTATTTTGGTTCTGGTCTTACTGCCGCACTTAGGGCAGTGCACCCAGTCTTCTATCTCCTCTGTTCTCATACATTTTATCACCTTTTCATCTTTCATTTGTCCCCACGTTATTCCCCTTTCGCACTCTCGTACCGTCTTGCCGCTCCTGTTGCTTTCCTTGCCTGCTCTCTGTTCCATTTGGCTACCTGTAACCTTTCATGGTACGGTTTAAGTTTGTTATCTTCGCAAAATTGCCGATAGGCTTTATTTTGCTTGCTTAAAAGATAAGATTTCCGGTCAAGTTCCTGCTGCAACTCAAATTTTAATTGGGGGTCCTGGCAATTATCTACTGCCGTCTGCATATTCTGTATTTTACGCTTTGTGCCTCGCACACGACGCTCTAATGTCCGCTGGCGCTGTTTTTTTTCATATGCCTTTTTATTTTCTTCGTTATCATATTGTTCAAAATAGTTATTTTCTCCGTCACTGGCGCCAAAATTGTGCAAACAGTTCGCACCGCACAATCCCGTTACTGTCCCGTACCCAGTTTCTGTAAATGGCGGAAACCGCTTATCTTTGCCGGAAAGACTATAAAACTTCCCCTGCCACCAGGAATGATTTCCCGGGTTCTCCCCGCCGTCTCCAATGCGGGCACCCAAATGGCTGCTTACAAGGATAGTATCCCATTTCATTTCTTTCATGCGTTCAATGGATATTTGCCCTGCCGCCTGGCTTACACCTGTTCGCAAAATCATCATAGTAGCAGCTTCTATGCTCATTTTGTATCCCGAGGGATACTGCACTTTCAGCCCGTCATCGGAAACCTCTTTTATTACGTCTCTGACCGCCTCTGTGTACGATACAGCTCCAGAAGTGACCATATGGTATGCAGTATCCATCTGCTTAATAAAAAGCCTCTGTGCTCCGTTTGCGGTGGTTCTGGTAAAGTTTCTCCACTCTCCCGCCGTAGCTTCGTAGTTACGCTGCATGAGCCGCATAAGCGCCGGAGACTGCACCAACGGAACCGGAGACAGCCCTACTGCACGATATATTTTATCGTCCCACAGCAAGGCCGTTACCCCTGTTTCTTCCATGGCTTCTTTTATTTCTTTAAGCTGCACTTTTGTTTTATCGGACAACTCTTTCTGTATGTCCTCTAAAAGGTATCCCGCTTCCTGTAAAACCTCTATCTGCCATTTATCCGTAGCAGTAAGCAGGTAGTCTTCCCCTCTTCCGAGCCGGGTCATTATGCGAGAGATTATTTTGTCCATAATGTTCTTGTGCAATACCGAGGCTATTTCTTCGGCGCCTTCTGTTATCCTGTACAGATAATCCGGTGTCAGCATTTCTTATTCCTCTCTGTAGCTATCAAATATTCTTTCTTCTTTTGGCTGCGCTTCTTCCACCATTTTCTTCGCTTCTTCTTCGGACATCTTCTCAAATTTAACATAGTACATCCACGGCGGCACATCTCCCTGAACTCTATATTTCCACCAGTTTGCCATATCTTCCTGATAGTTATATGTAATGTCCCCAAAGCTAAAAGATATAGATTCTTTTAATGTTTCCCACAGTTCCGGTGGTGTATCTCCGTAAAGGTCTGCCATTACATTGCAGGCATACAGCAGATTTATCATGGTATCCTGCAGCGCATCTCTGATATTTTTAATCGTTCGGATTGTTTCCTGGTCGTCTGCCTCTACCTGTGTGGCCGTCATCATGCCTGTTTTTTCATCCAGAACAAACATTCCCTGGGAAAATCCACATTTGGTCGAAATCATGGCAAGAATGGAGTTGATATCCTTGATACGCTGCTCTGTAAGGAGTGTGGATACATGCTCATTTATCGTGCTATCCCCATCAACCCCCATTTCCAATCCGCGCACAAAACGCGGGAGACTAACCTCTTCGTTTGTTATGGGATTTTTGATAGCCGCCTGCGATATGAATGTGATGTGTTTGCTATCCTCAATTTCTCCACTTTTCCTGCTCCATGCTATGTCAAGGTCTTTTAATTCTTTTAAAGCATTGTGCCACACGGGAACTCCTAAGGGGCTTGTCCGGTCAATGCGATTTGGTGCGGGATTTTTGAAATATGCAAACAGCGGCATTTCCACATTTAATAATAATATATCCGGCTCAATATTCGCCCACTCCTTGACTTCTGTTAATTTGCATGGGTTGCCTATATTTGACTGGCTTGCCGTCATTCTTCCAGCTCTCGCCTTATAAGCATAATTTGTAATGTGGTAGACCTTCCCCGCCGCACCATCTTCCAGTATGGTCTCCTCGAACCTGTGCCATTCCAATCGAGTATACCTCCAGTTTCCCCGGTCTATCTGGCTTTGAAATACACAGCCTAAAATATTACCGTTACTGTCTGTCTCTGTTGGTGCAAAGCTACCCGCCTCAACATAGTCTATATTATCACCGTTTGGTTTAAACATAATGCCACAGTTCCCCAAACCCTCTGATGCCTTATCTGTAATCACTGCCAACACATAATCAGCCTGCTTTTGCAAATATTCCGCGCGCGCACTTCCGGAAATATCAATCCCTAAATCCAGCGTCACAAGTCCTGCTGTCACATCATTAATATATCCTGCAAAATTAATACTCTCAATATCATCTTCTGGGTTGAGCCATGGTGGTTTCCCAGAAGTAATATTGTAATATTTAATTATCTCTGATTCCATAACAGTAGAAAGTTGTACATCCGCATGAAACCGTTCCTCTATCTCTTTCCAAAACAATTTATTCCACACCGCCTTTATCCATGTTATCAGCCCCATTTACACCACCTGCGTTTTTCGTGTAAAATATCTCCAACCTGATTTTTAAATTTTTCTTTTCTCACAGTTTATCCTCCTTAACAATTACTCCTTGCAAGCCATTGCCGCGTCAGCATCCATACATGCCGCTTATCATATCCCATAGCACCGAGAATCCTCACGAACTTGTACTGACATGACACAGGATAATGAAATTTTTCCTTGATTTCTTCAATGACAAGCGCTGCCATATCAACAAAATCTCTTGCGGCATCCACAATCACTTTCCACGCTTTCGCCGCTTTATCAGCTATTTTATTTATTGCACAAATCACAACATTTACATTGTTTCGTATGCATCTTTTCCACTCAATCACATATATTCCAATCTTTCTAACTTCCTGTGCCTGTTCTTCGGTTAATGCCATATACATGCTTTAATACTCCTTACATTTCAAATTTAATTCCTAACTCAATAGGTTCTCCGTGGATTTTCTCATATTCTTTAGTCCCCAATAAAATTACCTCTATACAATCCACCTGTTCAACTGCCTTATGCCTGTGTTCCACGCCTCATAAATACTGGCTCAAACGCATATCTGAGAGCGTCTATAATGTGGTTATCTGCGTCAGGATAACCGGAAATGATGTTCCCGTCCTTATCTCGTTCGTATTCATATCTTGTCAGTTCATTATATGCATTCGGTGTTCTCCTGCGGTCAATGACTATCTTCCTTTTCTGCAACCACTTCATTCCATAGTCCACAGAGCCGGGCCCTTTGATTGCTGCTCGTGAGAACACACCTAAATCCCTGTAATCATTCACAGACTTTTTCTCTGCGGAGTCGCAGATAATACAGTAGTCGTTATAGCCTTTCTCTTTTATCCAATCCGCTGTTACCGTGTTCGGCTCCTTATTTGCGTAATGCTCATCAATCAAATAGATAGTCTCTCTCGCATGGTCGTAATATGCCCGAATAAAAGCATACGGGTCAGGAAACCATCCCCAGTCAACCCCTTGATATATCTTGTCCATATGAGAAATTTCTTCATCTGTAATTTCTCTCAATTCCAAAAATTCAAATACATTCCCTCCGTTCCCATTTGCTACTCCTTCATATTCATTTTCATAGGCGGCGGGATTGACTTCTTTGAGATGTTCAGCTTCATTTATAAATTCTTCGCCTAACCACTCTGGCGGCACGTCCTTATATGTACTATGCACTACCATAGCCGAATCATTTTTGAGTTCTGCTTCTTCCGCATACTCATTCGCCCAATTATTTTTACTTCTAGGCGGATTAAATGACTTAAACCGGAAAGCCTTGTCACCTCCACGGATAGCAGACTGTTGTATACTTCTCACTTCTTCCGGTCCCGCAAACTGGTCAAGTTCCTCCAGCCACAAAATCCCGATATATCCGAACTCCGGCTTAATCGACTTAATTTTAAGAGGGTCGTCTGCACCACGGAAATATATTTTCTGCCCTGTAGGCTTATAGATAATCTCAAAAGGCGATTTCTTGTATTCAAATACTTGCTCAAGGTCAAGCGCTCCTATCGCCCATTTCATTTGCGCATATACGGAATCTTTAATTGTATTCCCTACTTTACGCAATATAAGGGCGTGCATGGAAGGATTATTCTTTATCAACTCCGGTATAATACAGGATATACCAGAGGACTTTGTAGAGCCTCTACCGCCTGGAAGAACATACTCTGAATGTTTCCCTTTACGGATATCCCGAATCATAGGGTGGAATACATCAGCTACAACATCAAGGTCAATGTGATACACGCCGCTCTTCCTCGCCTCTTCCATTGCTTTCTTCTCAGCTTCTTTCTCTTCCTTTATGGTCAGCGCTTTCTCCAAGTCATTCATTGCCTTTATTTGGTCTGAAAAGTCAGGCGCAAATCCGAAATTGTCTTTTAGTTCTCCTCTTGCAAGTTTTGTACGACGTTCTTGTATCTCTGCAAGGCTCATTATGTCTCTTCCAGTTTGTTTTTCTATTTCTTTCTGTCTTTCTGCTATATAGTCCGAAACCCCACGTTTCTCCAAGATGTTTTTTCTCGCATTTTTAGCCACTGCGTCTGAATAGCCTGCCTTTTTTGCTGCATCAGATAAATTCCCACCGTTTTTCAAGTATTCGTCCGCGAACGCTTTCTGCTTTAATGTAAGTTTCATTTATCCACCGCCCCTATGTATTTCTATAATCATCCGACTATTTGGAGCAGCAAAATAATCAATACTCGTTTTCCTGCCTATCAAATACCTCATTCTTTCACCGCCTGCCATATATCATTTAAGCAATTTGCAACTTCCACCATTGAAGCAGTACGAAGTATTTCATAATCCCGTTCTTTCCATTCTCCATGTGTATTCCTGTATATTATCCGCGTGCTGAGACTATGCATGGTTATCATGCGTTTCTGTTCTGGACTATAAAACTGTGAAGTTCCTATTTTTATCACAAGTCCCTTCTGCAAAATTGCTCGTTGTAACTTTCGTATAATACTGTTTAAATTCATTTTTCCCTGGACAATTCAGCGGCTCAAAAGCAAGCCCTGTTTTCACCCTTTATATTCACCTCTTCAAATATACATTTCTGCAAATTTTCGTAATTTCTTTTGCCTTTATACATAAAAATCACCCCATATGCGGTATTGTCCTTATTTTAATTTTACCGCATACGGGGTGATGATTTGTCCCCACATTATATTGTTATTCTATTCCACCTAAGACGCCTTTCAAATTCTTCCAGCGCTTTTCGCTGGTATCCCTGGAAGTCGTCGCGTTTTATTGGTATATACTGTTTTTTACTCATATTCACATATCCCACTCCGGTTGTAAGACTGTAAAATAGTTCTGCTGCAATGTCTGGACAAGCGTTTTGTGCAGCCTCAAAAAGCCACTTTTGTTGCTCTCCCCTTACACTTTTGCAGTACTCTCTAAGCCGTTTAGCATATTCCCGCGAGATTCCATAATCTTTTAAGTATGTCTCCCTTACTCTTGCCACAGTTTCACCTCCGTTTTATTTAAGCCGCCCTCTTACGAATCTGCCTTAACGTGTCCGCTGTACTGGAAGCATAATATTTTACTGTTATTGCCGGGTCTTCGTGTCCAAGCACCTCTTGTATTGTTCCTATGTCTACCCCTTTTTCTCTTAATGTCATTCCAAGCGTTTTCCTCATTTTATGCGGATATACTCTGCACTCCAGCCCTGCACGTTTCCCTATATTTTTCATAATTACTTCAACCCCGCTTTTTTTCAAGGCATTATACGGGGCTCTGCATGCAATAAAAAGACAAGGATTATTATCTATTCTTGTAGAAAGATACTTTTGCAAATGATACCTACACTCCTCATCCAGATACAGAATCCTGTACGAATTGGTTGTGCGCTTCTTTTCGCTTTGCACCATAACGTCCCCAGTTTCCCAATTTATGCAAAAGCGGTTTATTCTCAACACTTCTCCCACTCTGGCGCCTGTACTTCTCAACACTTCCAGTATTGCTCTGTCTCTTTCGCTTGCACATGCCTCTCTTAATTTTTCCATTTCGGTCCGTGTAAAGCAGTCAATCGGCCCGCGCTGCTCTGGTCTCTGCGGTATTGTTTCAACCGGATTGCTTTCTATCATTTTTTCTTTTCGCATCCAGCCAAAGAAAGCAGACAAGAATTTCCTTTCATTGTTTACCGTCACCCCGCGGTTTATTTTTCCGTTGTTATTCACATTTCTTCTTTCGTACCAGTTTAAATAACAGGATATGTCAATATCTGTAACCTCATTAAGTGCTTTATGATTAAACACCAAAAACATTTTTACCGACCGGAGATAGTCTTCTAATGTTCCTTTTGCCAAGAACGCTTTTTTGCATAAAAACAACTCTATTATATATTTGTTTCTTTCGTCTATAGTGTTTAGATCGGAAGAGCGAAGAGTTTCCATCCGTTCTATTGCGACTTGCCTCAGTTCTTCTATCAAAATATCATCCAGAATATTCAGAACCTCCGTGTTTACGTACTGTCTCATCTGTACAATCACATTATTTCTCATTTCACTTTTAATATCACTGTTCATTTCACTACCTCCTAGCCATTAAGTATTTTTTACTTTTTATATTTTTTATGCTTTCCCTTATATGTAGAGTGGAGTGTTACCATTTGTTTTTTGTTTTGGTCTCTCTTTCCTCCCATTTTACATTTTTCGCATACCCATTGTCCTTCTGGTACTATCTCCCCACAACACACGCATCTATCTTCCATATTGCGCTCCTATAAGTATTCTTCTAATATCCACCGCAGTACCTCTACCATGTCTGTTTTTGTAACACTATTATGTGTCTCCATTTCCGTTACTTCCTGTATGGCCAGTAGCTTATCCTCTGGGTCGTACTCGTCCGAATGGATGTCTTTTATAATTTTCCTTACTTTACCCTTTGTCATTTTTATCCTCCTCATTATCCTTAACGTTCTTTACTGCGTATAGAGCGGGCAGCAAATGTGTCCCTCCTATTCTCTTTGTCCGAATCGCTTAATAATGTGCTCCCGGAATTGTCCTGCTGCCGTCTGGCAGTCTTCCCGGGGAGTTATTAAATGTCCCCGGTGTTGGCAGTAGCAATCTCCTGTTTGTAGGTCTGTTTTACATTTGTTACAGTTGTTGCAGTTCATAAGTCTCCTTCCTTAAATTCTGCATTCTCTATATATTTCTCAAATTCTTCGTCAAGCCCAAAAGCGACTATCATTTCGGTTAATGATTCTGCTACAGAAAACAATGCTTCTTTTCTGCTTTTCCTATGTGACCATATGTTTTATTTCCTTTGAATTCAAACAGGATTCCTTCCTTCACCTCTTTCCTGCTGCCATCTTCATATTTCACATCAAATTCTAAATTGCTTGTTATTTTCTCCGCTTCCATTTTTACCTCCACTAAATTTCAGTATTCATTTCAGAATCGGCACTCCGCAGTCCGAATCTTCTGTATTTGCAAAATAGCTTTCCGCACCAGGCAATGGATAATATCCGCCTCCCGCAAATTTGATTATCCCAGATATATCTCTCGCCATTCCGCCGCACTTACAGCGAATAACGAATGGAGAAGGTTTATGTTCCTCGCCGAACTCTTCAATGCCTTTCTCCAGATACATTATCCATTCACGTCCGCATGTCTCACATTTATATTTCATCGCGCCATGAACAAGTATTTCCTCTTTTTTCAATGCCTCCTCTTCCTGTGTTTCTTCCAGTTGTCTCTCCATTCTCTTTTTCATTCTTTTTAAAGCATTGCTCATTCCCAACCTCCGCTAAATCAACAGTTTAGAATAAGGATAACTGCATCCCTACATTTTCCTGTTCTTTTTTTCTTAAAATTTCTTTCGCCACATTCAGGCATTCCAAATACGTATTACAGTACCCTGTTTCCTGCTTCGGTTCCGCATACTTCCTTAGCTCTTTTCTTGTATCATCCCAAATAAATTTCTCGCCGCTTATATCTAACATTCGTCTATTTCCACATTGGTACTCCGTCATCTGATTCAAATATAGGTTGGCCGCAATATCGTCTGTAACAGTAATGCCAAGTAGGCTGCCAATCATTTCATTTTTGTCTTTAAAATGAGTTGATTCCATTTTTTCGGCCGGTTTGCTCATTAATGCGTATTCATATTTTTCACCACCTATATTTCTGTCCTGAATGTAATACAGCCTACCAAATGCCACGCATTTTGGACAATGCCCGTTTTCGCTTCTGAAAACATAGTTCATATTCTCCCTCCACTAAAGGTTGTTTTTGTTTATAACTCCTTCGCTCGTCCAAATGCTTTCATCATCTCCGTTGCACGATATAATTCCGCAACATCTCCACGTAAATCATCCTCCCAGTATTTTGATGTATCATCGCTCATGCACTTAAGTATCAACGCATAATAATCTTCTTCGTATTCTCGTGCAGCTTCACGTATATCTTCCAGCGTGAGTTTTCCGCGTTCTTTTCTTACTATAAGCATCCAGTTTCCTGCCGCATCGTATGTTATTTCGCAACTTACTCCCTTTTTCATCATTCACCTCCACTAAAACTTAATTTTCTGTATAATACATACAGTCTCCAGTACACTCTTTATATCCTAAAGGGCACTCTTTTATATCCAACGGGCTCCTCTTATCCTCATCCAACTCACAACACGCTCCATCAGGGAGACAATAGATTTCAACTTCATTCTGTGTCATAATCATATTCTTATTTTTTTACCTCCGCCAAATCTACTTTTACTGATGATGAGATTACGCAAGCCGGGGCGCACCGCCCAGCGTTGGTCGCGACGTCGTAGTAGAGGAAGCCGGACGCGCTGTGGCAAACAGCTACGCTGTATTCCCAACCTCTATCTGGAGTGGACCACGGAGTACACAACCAATACCATTCGTCAAATACTTCCTTCGGAAGATATTGGTTGTATTTACGCCATTCGTCAAATGTCAGCGGTCTTACACGGCAATTACAGCTTCCGTATGTTTTCTGACCGTCCATCGTAGTCAGATCAATTTCTTCAGTAAAAATATTGTCTTCTCCGAAAATCACTGCAAACTCTTCATACACTTCTGTGTCGCAATATCCTTTCAGATCAGAGATTTTATAATCTGGTCGATTGCCTGCATCAAACTCCATATCTTCGCCGTAATATCCATTTAAACAGATTCTTGTCTTACCAGATTCTTGATTCAGGACGATGAATTCTCTTCCGCCTTTTGAGAATATATCTCCGGCTTTAAGGTCTGCTACAAGCACCGTTTCCTCTCTTTCCTTTTCTGCTTCCAAAATTCTTACTGCTTCATTCAAAATTTCTAATACATCACTCATTGTTTTTTCCTCCTTAAATTTCAATTTTTAGTTCCATTTACCAGCTGTTGAAAATACTCCAAACAGCACTCATAGCAACCTTTTCTATTACACATATCCGGCTCCGTATCATAAGGGCACTTGATAATTTCTGCAAGTTCCGAATCTATCTTTTCCCTAATTCTATCTCCGTTTGTAGGATTGTAGTCATCAACAATATTACTCATGTTCTACCTCACTTCCTGCCCCTACATATGCATCTATAATCTGCACATCCCAGTTTCCTGACTCTGAACAATATATTTCCAGTTTACTTCCTTCGTTGCTATTAAGGTATAATTCAATCAGGCTTAAACAGGCATTTACCGTATCACGGTCAACCGTCAGATTCACACCTATTGTTATATTTCCAACCTTTTTTTCTTCTCTCATCATTTCTCCTCCCGGACTTCTTTTTCTATCTGCTCGTTTGTCAGCTTCAGCAAATCGTCGCTGCTCCAAAATACTGCCCCTACAGGCGTAACCTGCATACACTCTATCCAGCTTTCTGCTTCTACTTCTTTTCCTGCATAGGTGGTTTTACGCTTACGCAGGTATTTCTTTCCTGGTATCAATTTTTCTTTCTTCATGGCCTTTTCCCCTTTTGCAGTTCTTTTAAAAATTCAACAAGTTCTGTTTCACTGTTTGGATTTCGATTATACTTTTCATACTTACTCCATTTTGGTATTCCACTTTTCCTTGGCGGTTCTGGACCTCCTACCAGGTGCAGGTATGAGCTTGTGTATGTCCCTATGTATTTGCTTTCACATTCATATTCTTCTGCTATCAGGTCCGCTCCATTGTCAAATCGGTATCTGTAGTAGGTAGCTCCTGTATGTTCGTCTTTGTACCAGACTCCCCAGGAACGGTAATTGTTAAGCCATTCTTTCCTCTGGTCATTATTTTTCAATTCCGGAAGTGGAATCTGAGGAGCTTCTTCCGTTTCCACCTTTTCGTCCTCCTGGCTGGTAAGGAGAAGTTTTAATGCATCTACTATCATTCTTTTTCTCAGCATCGTTTTGACCGGAAGCCCTTCGCAGGCTTCGTATTCTGCCAATTCCTTCTCCTGCTCAAAGAGATAATCTTTTATGGCAATGGCATTATATTCTATCTCTTCTTCTGTTGTCTGTTGCGCCAGCGCAACGGATTCCTTCTGCTGCTCTTCCTGGCCTGCTGCCTGTTGCTCCTCGCCCTCCACATCCTGTTTCGCCGTCGCAACATGCTCTTCTTGTGTTATTCTCTCTGGTTCTGCTGCTGTTTTTGCAGCGTCTTCCTCCTGCATGTACTCATATTCTTTTTCCAGCCTTTTATTTTCCACTTCAAACAGCGTGTTTCCCTGGCTGTCGTAGAAGAACGTTCTTTCTTTCCTCCGAAGTACCAGATACATTTTTCCCAGGGATTTTACTTCCGTTCCGCTTTCCGGATTCTTATAGTCTTTTGCCAAGTATGCTTCTACTACCTTGTTCCAGGTCCGCCCGTATGCCTCCCCGCCCAAAGTGAAATATGGCACAGCCTCCTCCTGCTGCCCTTCCGGCAAAAATTCCGGAAAATCCTGTATTTCCATCTGTCCCGGAATGTTCTCCGGTTCTTTTAACTGCCGTATCTCTTTCGCTGTCATTTCCGGAGTTGCTTTTTCTATCTGGGCATTATCCAGGTACAGCATTTCCTGCAGCTGGCTCTTTCCGAAGTCGGCAAATTCTTCTTTCAGATATGGGCTGTTTCCATCCTCGGAAAATTTATCATTCATGGACATCCATCTGGAGCAGGTGCTTTTGCTTATCCCATAGGTCTCCTGGGCAAATTCCCAGATGCTGGTAAATCCGTCCTGGGTGTACATCTCATTATCCCGGATGTATTTTAAGTAATACCCTATGGTTATAAATTTCTTGGACATACTTGCCAGGTCATTTTTTATAATGTTTTTGGCGCTGTCATAGGTTGTTGTCAGGTTTCCCATAGCTTTTTCCTCAATTTCTTATCGTCTCATAACAATTCTTCTTACCGTTGTATTTCATCGGTACCGGCGCCCCGCACTCTATACAGGTCATGTCAAACATTTCTTCCTTCTTGTTTGTCATGTATCTAAAACTTCCTCCGCACTCGCAGTTTACATACATAGGAATTAACGATTCTGTAAATTCTTTGTTGCATCCACACTCATCGCAATGGATTCCATGTATTCCATTCTTAGAACAAAATCCTTTCTCGTTTCCGCAGTCAGGACACCGTATGTATAAAAACCCTTTATATTCGTACCCTGCCCGCTGCTCATGGCTCTTTTCCATATCCTGCTGCCGATTGGCGTTTTCTGTTTCCTGTGGTTTTCCAATATCCGTTTTTCCCTCCTGCGGTTCTAAAAGTCTCCGAATTATCTCGTTAAACTTCCTTTCGCTCTGCTCTTCATTTTCTTTTAACACAAATCTTCTTGTTTCCGTGATAATAGTCAGCATGTTCTTTTCCTCTTTTCTTTAAAATCATATTTTTCCAATTCCCGGAGGACAAACGCTTCCTTTGACTCCTCCACAGCAAGCGCAATCCCACATTTTAAAGTACAGGCTTCATTCTGCCAGTAAATCTCTGTGTTCTGTCCCTGACTCAGCGGAGGGCTCACCACACCCTCCTCTTTCTCCCTGCTGCTGCTGTCAATCATGTCTATGATATTTTCCGGTAGCAAAATGCACTCCATGGTGTTTGTATTCTGAAAGACCGCCACGCCCCTTGTCCAGTCACAGAATCGGACTCCTGTGTCTTTGTATGCCGTCCTAAAATATGTGGTATCGGGTTTATAAAGTTCTTCCGAAACAAGTTCTCTTTCTTCCCACCCATCATCTTCACTTTTATAAAATCTGGCCGCCTTTCCCGGCGCCGGGATTGAACCTATTAATTCAATAATGGCCGCTTTTGCTTTCTTCGGCATCATGGAGCTATCCAGATAAATGCTCCAATATCCTCCAATAAGGTAAATTCCTTCTCCGTCATTTCCCACTGTAAGTCCGGTTCCCTGCCACGCTTTTTTTTGTCAGGGCCTTGAATAAACTTATCTTTAAGAACATATGCCTACCTCCGTTTCTTCGCATTTCTTATAATCTGTTTCTTTGGTTTCCTGCTGCCTACGCATCTTCCATGCTGTCTGCCGTACATAAAGGCTGTAAAGTTTCCTCTTCCCATAGTGTCCTCCTATGCATTTTCTATTTTCTTTGCCAAGGCCTCGGCAACATCCTTGTGCCCGGTTTCTTCCAGGACTTCTATAACCACCTCTAAGGAGACAAATTTCCCGTGTGCCTGCTTGTTTTCCCGCTCTATGGTTTCCAGTGTTTCCATGTCCGGGTGTATGCCGCAGGTATCCTGCATGGTTTTTGCCATGTCAGAGAGGGTTACATAGTTGTTTCCGAACCGGTCATAACTCATACAATCCTCGCTGTGCTCGTCCATTTGCTTCTCGAACCTCTGCAGGCGGACAGAACGCCAGCCGTGCTCTGCGTAGAGCACCCACATGGCTACTGTTTTCATGGTGTTCATAATCCGTTTGGCCAGCATATCGTAAAGTTCCTCTACCGCCTTTTCCGGAAGGATAACAGAAATACCCAGGGCGCCCCGTCTTCTTAAATCCTGTTCCAGATATTCTACGCCTTTCTCCTTTGCAACTCTCAGGGCGTAAGCCGCGCCCTCGTTTCTCCACTTTTCTTCTTTTTTGTTCATGGTTCCTCCTTAATTCACAGTTCGATTCCCGTCATAGCCATTAAAATCCTGTCTGTCTGCTCTTTCACAAACCTTAATGCTTCGTTCAACTCCACATCTTCCAGTTCGATTCTTCTATGCAGCATGTCTTTTTTTACCAATTCCAAAACTTCCTTAATGCTGCCAACATACCCCAAAGTCACCCGCACCGGTTCCCCTGTTTTTTTATTCGTCTTCCCTGTGTCCCTCATTACTGTGTATCCGTAATTATTAGACTGTGCACAATAATCATCAATCAGCGTTAGCATATCCTTATCCTCCATTTCTTTTATCGTATACCACCTCTGTCATGCGCTGCATATTCTCCGCATAGATATGGTCCCTCACACTCTCTTCCGGGAAATCTATCTGGTAGCAGCGCTCCTTTATCCGGTTTGTTATCCGGTCATCGTAATCCAGCTGGTTAATCGGCATGTTACTGGTAAAAATCGTTATCCGGCGCTCTACATACCGGTTATTAATAATCTGGTAAAACTTATCCTGCACCCACTGTGTGGTCTTTTCCGTCCCGAAGTCATCCACCACCAGCACTTCCGTCATAACCAGGGCGTCCAAAAGCTGGCTTTCCGTGTACTCACTATCGTTGTCGTAAGTCCGCCGTATTTCCGCCAGAATATTCATGGATGAAGCAAACTTCACGCCAGTGTCGTGTTTCTGCATAATCTCATTCGCCAGGCTGGCCGCCATTCTGGTTTTCCCGGAACCTTTTGTGCTGGAATACAAATACAGCCCCATACCCTTGTCTTTGGCCTCGTTAAACGCCACTATGTACTCTTTTATCATGGCGCAGGCAACATTTATCGTCTGCCTGCTTTCGGGACGCTTGTAGACGCTTGTACGGAACGTAGCAAGGGTCATGTCCTTAAATGCCTCCGGTATGTCTGCAAACTTTAACCGCCGCCGCATTTTGTTCTGTTCCCGGCATTTGCACGGATAGGCTTCTTCCACACCGTCCACAATCCTTGTAAGCCACTCTACGCCGCCACAGATAGGACAGATTTCAGAATCCCTCGAATTCTTGTCCGAACCCCTGTTCAACGAGCCGCTTAACATATCCCTCTTCATCTGCTGCAGCTTTTCTTCCAGTGTCATTTCGGTTCTCCTTCCTGTCGTATTTTCCCTCCAGCACCTTTGCCATGTTGCTGTCGCATACCAGCCAGTCAAACGTAGCGCTCCAATCCCTGTTGTTCTTGCCTTTCAGGAATTCCGATGCCTCCGCTTTCTCGAAAAGGGTTTTAAAATCTTCCAGGGTATAGCCAGTCCGAAGCCTTGTCCGTACAGCCTTTTTCCGCTTCTCGGACATTTTTACTAGGCGGGGATACGACCCACAAACGGAATTAAACATTTCTCGAATCGTAGCAAAAATCTGTTCTTCGGGCGAGGGCAATATACTAGGCTTTTCGTCAGAAAAGCTATATATATCTTTTTCTTCCCTTCTTCCCTTCTTCCCTTCTTCTATTGTTGTTAAACCTGTGTTACGAGCCTGTTGCTCCTGTGTTACGTATGTGTTATTTACCTTGTTATCCGACTGGTAGTTATTGTAATTATTTACTGTAATTACGCTGTATTTGGGGTGTTGTTTGACTGTTATCTCCCCTGTTAATTTTAGCTTTTTTATGGCTGTCCTTACCTGCATAATCGACAACCCTGTTTGGTCTGCCAGACTGTTGTAAGATGTCGCCATGGAGCCCCTGGGAATCTCTATCCCTTGGAATCTGCCAGTTTTCCAGTTTACGCTTATAAGCAGGTGGATAAACAGACGGCAGACATTTATGTCGGAGTACCACTCCCATTCTGTAATCTTACGGCTCAGCTTTATGTAATCCATTATCCTCACCTGCTTCTGTGCGTTCCAATTCCAGCATTGTGGTTATTTCCACTTCTACCCGTGGGGATTCTGCGTATTTCTTTGCCATGCACAGACTTACCACCTGTGTATCATCTCCATAGGCCACATCGTTTAAGGCATCCAGCACCACCTTTGCAATATTGTCGATATCTGGCTTTTTACAAGGTTTTTCGTACCCTGCCAGCATTAATGCCCTGCGCTTCTTAGAAGTGCTTTTAGGTGGCTCATAGAGCGCTGTAACGGATACATGCAAAGCCTCTTTGTTGTCATATTTTTTATCGGTAACTTCCAGGTATCTGGTCTTAATCAGATTTTCGTATAAGACTGTGTTGTCCGGTGTGTAAGATACCGACCTTTTTATTCTTGGGTTATATACTGTTCTTGCCCGTGCCTTACCCTGCGGCGCACCGGGAATGGTAAACTTTATCATTGTTGCCTCCTTTCGCCCCGGAAGCATGACCGGGGCAGCGTATTTGTGATATATTGGTAATAAGCACAAAATCGGCTTATCAGCCCGCGTATTTTATTCCGTACACATGGTACATTTCTTCAAAAGCCTGCATACCTCTTTGGTGTGCTATGGTATGGTGT